ATGGCGTACCACGGCAGGTAGCCACGGGCGAACGGGATGACGTTCTTTGCATCCGTGACGCCGGGATTTCCCAGAGCCGGGAGGTCTGGAAGCCAAGGGCCGAATTCGAGTTTCATGTTACGTCCCGCCCATCTGCGCTGCAAACTCAGGCGGCATGTCTTGACCTGCGACCATCATGGCCCCGCCTGCGCCCGCAGTCATGGGGATGCCGTACTTCTTGAGGATGGTGATTAGGCTGTCGTCGAAAACGACATAGTTGTAAGTGCCGCCCTGACCGCCACGGCTTCCGGCGTCTTTGTACCGCAACCCCTTAATTCCCGCCGCCCTTAGTCTAGCGGCTGCTTCAGGCTGGCTTACAATGTCGCCCGCTTGTTTCAGCGCCACGCTACCATCCACGCCGTCAAACGTTCCGTTTTGGATAGCGTCGAAATTCCTTTTGACAACCCCCTTTTTTTCAGGAGTTCCGCCGTTATATCTTGCACTTACAGCGGATTGGACTGCCTTTCTTACGGCCTCTGGCTGGTCGGACAATGGCGCGTCCAAGTCAAGCAGTTCATCAGGCTTTACGTTTATTTTGACTTGGTACATGGAGCCGGGGTTTTTGTTTACAAACTCTTTCCATCCGTACTTGTTCGCCAAGTCGTCCAGCGCGCCTGCGATCTCATCTTCCTTGCCACGGGGCGCAAGCTGCCGCACCTTGTCTGTCAAGCGGCCCCAGTCAGGTCGGCTTGACCCACCTTGCATGATGTCGATTTGCAATTCCTCTAGGGCTTTGTCTGCAAGCGTGTAGGCGTCATCTTGAGCCTCAGTCCAGTCCATACGCTGCCGCCAGTCAACGGCTGGAAGTGCCTGCGGCTGGTCGGAGAGCATATCGCGGTATTTCTTCGCCACATCTTCCGCTTCAGCAAAATACAGCCCATGCCCATAAGCCTGCGCGCCTTCTCCCGTCCCTATCTTCGACATATCAAATTTGTCGAATGAGTGCGGGGAGCCGTGATAAGCGACAATGCCAGCATCAGCCACATCATCGGCCTTGTTCATGAGTTTGGACGCAAGTGGGGCCATTGCAAGCGCGCCGCCACCCGCCAACAGGTGAGGGTCAACAACACTCGGGAGGTCCCCAAGCATCCCGCCTATGGACTGCCCCAGCCTTGATGTATTGCCTGCGTTTGCCAGACGCTCCCGCCATTCATCCCCCGTGGGGAAGAACGCAAGCGGATGTGTAACTAGCCCTGCAAGGCCAAGTGCCTTCATCCCCGCCCCTGTGAGCGGGTCGGTGTTCGGGTCAACGGCTTGGTTCAACATCGCCAAGGAAGCGTCACGTTGTGCGCCGGACCTTCGGCCATAGCGAGCGAATGCGCCTGTGGCTTCGTCCCAGATGCCCTGCAAGGCCCCTGCAAGACCGCCCTGCGGTTCCTGCTGGCCTGCAACGGCTTTCCCCAACCCCGCCATGCTAGAACTCCGTGGGTACGATGGAGCCAGTCGAACTGCGCGCGTTAGTCTCCTGAATGAGCGATTGCAGTTCCTCCGCCTCTGCCTGTGCCATAGCGGCGGCACCTTCGGCATCACGGATGACATGGGTCAGGAGTTCACGCTTGGCCCGCGAGCGAATGAGCGCCTCGGCATCCGTCATCCAGGCGTTTGTATCGCCTGTGGCTGAGAGGTCAGACAGGGCAAAGACCCCTGACACCCTGACGGCATAGGCTGCGTCCGGGATGGGATAGAGGCGCAACTGCTTGGCGTAGTAGGCGTATGACGTGGGCTGGCCTTCATCGACCGTCAGGTTGCTGCTGTCGTGTTCCAGTTCCGAGTATGGCACACGCTCCAGTTCCACCTTGTCGGAGCCGGAAATTGTCAGCTTCACATTGTCGATCATCAGCAGGTTGGGAATGTCGGAAGCGTCGGAGGAGGTGTAGAACTCCTGCCCGTCCACGGTGTTGAATGTCAGCGACCGGGCTTCGTTGAAGAAGAACCGCTTGCGCTGGTACTTATCAACTGCGGTCTGGATGGCCTTCTGGATCTGGCTTGTCAGGTCCGTCCTGTCCAACTCGTCCGCTATGCGGTCCTGCATCGCGCCGTATGTCGTCATTCTTCACCCTCGACTTGTTCTTTGAACCCTTGGGACGCCCGCGCTTTTGCTCAACGGGAGTAAGGGTAATCACCACATCACAGACGGCTGCGAGCGGGTGCGGGGCGACCTTCGCCGCCGCCAACATCTGCCGCCGCCTCATTTGCGCCCCACGACGACGCCGAAAACATTGTCGTCAACATTGAGTTCCTGAAGCACCTTGAAGTTGGTCTGGAAGATGTCCAGCCACCATTCCTTTGGCTTCACGATCCGGTGCGGGCTTGAGCCATCAGGCAACTTGTGGCGGCTCTCGCGTGTTGCCACGATGAACAGGCCCACGCCCTTCGTCACCCGGACAAGGTCTGCAATGACCGCATCAAGGCACTCAGGCTCGACATGCTCCAGCACATCCGTGCAGATGACGAGGTTCGCAGGGTCAGGGCTTGCACTCAGTTCCCCAAATGCCGGGTCATAGCCGATGACGCGATAGCCGAAGGGTTCCAGAGCCGCCTTGAGCGACTGCTTCCCACAGCCATAGTCCAGCATGGTCTTGGTCCCGACTTGGTCAGCCAGGCTTTTGACCGTCTCCCAATACTTCATCGACTGCCTGCCCCACTCCGGTCTGTTGAAGTGGTGCTTTGCGTTCAGGATGCGGTATTCATCGCTGATGAGGGTCACGGTGTACCCTCCAGAATGAGGCCGGCCTTGCGGCAGTAATCCTCTTCGTCCTTGACCTCGCCCGTCACAATCAGGCGGTTGACCACGCTGTCACGATGGACAGAGCGGCCCATCAGTTCCCACCATGAAACTGTGGCCCCGATGGATTCCTTGGCGTACTCGACCCACTTGTCAGCGTGGGGCTGGTTGCGTGTTTCCCACCAGTGCGGCACGCCTTGCGTAAAGTGCACCAGCTTCGGGTTCTCGGGAGGATTGGACGTGTACGGCACACACACATTCCATTCCCTTGGAAGATTGCCAATCTGATCCATAGGCAACCAGCCAATCTTGTGCAGGTTGTTGGTCTTCAGGTCGTCAATGTGTTCCGGCGTCAACATCCGGTTTGAAGGATGCGAACAGTTGAACAGGATGGCGCTTGCCCATTCGAAGGCAGGCTGGTCCTTCATCACGTGGACGGCCTTGGAGGCATCCCCGCACTTGAAGATTTCGGAGATGTCCCCATTGCAGATCATGTCTGCATCAAGGAACAGCCCCCAGCCTTCGTAGTTGCACAGATACGGCACCAGAAACCGCGACCACGTGAAGGGAGTCAGGCCCGCACGCTTGATCGGTAGCGTTTCCAAGACCAGCGGTGTAATCGAAACCGGCTCTTTCGCATTCTTCGTGATCGACCAGATCAGGGTCGTGAGTGAAACAACTTGGCGGGGATCGCCGCCGATGAAGATTTTGTGCATTCGCTCCTATGCTCCATGACGCTCGTAAATTTCGTTGTGGTAGTTGTCCTTGTACGCCACCAGCTTGAAGTGCATCCGCTTGCCAAGGTCGTAGGCTTCCTCGACCAACTCCAACAACTGTTCCTTGGGCATGTCGTCCCGGATGCCCCGGTACAGTTCACGCTGCACTTCGCAGATCGTCCTCCACGTACCGTTGCCCTTTTCGGGGACAATCTTGTACTTAATCGGACGCTTTGCGCTCATTGACTTTCCCCTTCAGGTCATTCGCAATTCTTGCGATTACGTCCGACCACTGCCCATGTTGGGTCTGCTTGTAGAGCCTTGCCGAAGGATACCAAGGCATTGTCTCCTGACAAAACTGCCACGGGGCCTTGATGGGTGTGAGGCACCAGGTCGGCACATTCATCGAGCCTGCGAAATGCACATTGCTCGTCAGGACCGTGATGACCAGATCCAGCCCGCCGATGCAGCCGAATAGCTGGTCGAGGTCAGCATTCATCTCGTTGTCGTGGGTGATGGACCAGCCGTATTTCGACCGGACCTTCTCCACTTCGTCCTTGGCATTCTCCGTGTACTGGAGGCTCACGAAGTCAATGCCGGGGAGGCTGAGTATGGGAGACAGCGTCTCGAGAGGCATGGACCGGAGGGCTACGTGGGTATCACGCGTCCCCCCGATCCAACTCACCCCTACTCGTAACCGTTTTCCATCGCCTGCAAACTTGCCCACAATAGAGGGGTCTGGCTTGATGTACCCATCAGCATATGTCGGAAAGTCCCCCGCGTTGCGTCGGAAGAACCGACTAAGGCTTCCGATGGGGACCTTGGCGTCGATCTCGTGATTGGCTGGCCAGTCGATCTTTTCGTCTTTTCGGGTTCCATAAACCGCGCACTCCGGGAATGAACGCTTGAAGATGTTCGTGAGCCTCGGATGACATTCGATAATCACCGATTTGCTGATCTTGATAATGTCGGGCAGTGCATGGGCGAACAGGATTTCATCCCCCACGCCCTGCTCGCCAAAGACGACAACATTCTTCCCCGGTTCACCGTTCCACTTCTCGACCACGCCGCCCGGATGCGAATAATTC